AAACCACCACCGATGGCAGCGTCATATCTATCAAAACCAGTTGGTATCCCAAGTTGATCGCATTTATTCTCAACCAAGAACTCAAGATATTCATCTAGACCCTCTCCAATCTTTTCTGGTTTATTACTAGCATTATCTTCTTTTAGAAATTCTACGATTGGGTTTTCAATAATAGAAATAATTTCATCAATATCTTCATCGCCATTTATTTGGTCTACATCAAAAGATATTTGCTTTGATAGACTTTTAATCTTTCTGGCGATTTCAAACTTTTTAATCTGCGCAGCAAAGTATAAGATATTATCTTTCTTTACTGGGAAATCCATCAGCGATTTAATGTAACCAAGCTCTCTTTTGTCTTTAAAGAACTCAGAGAATCCTAGCTTTTCAGCTGCGGAAATAAGTGAAGCTATGTCAACCTGCGCTTCGCTTGAAAAAATCTTATCCACACACTTGTAGATTATTTGATTATTTTGGTCAGCGAAGCTGTTGTAGTCTAGAATGTCAGACACCTCAATGTATGACTCTAGACCGTGAGCGAATAGACCAGCAAGAACTGCTCTTTCTGCGCCCAAATCCTGCAATATTTTAGTCATTATTATTTACCGCCGCATCGGTTACACCTGTGGTACTCTCCGTAAACTAAGGTAGCATTTAGTTGAAATTCTCTACCGCAAACATGACATTCGACACTTGCTTTTTGTGGCTTCTTTCTGTTTCTTGGAGTCCTCTTTGTTTGAGGCGTTTCAATATCTTGAAACTCAAGTCCATCGTCTTGCCAAGTGTTCTTTTTGAACTTCACGGGTTCTCTCCTTCCTCTCGGTTTAGTAGTTTTATGCATAGTAAAATCATTTTTATCATCTGTAGTTTGTTTAGGCTCTTCTACGGCAACCTCTTGTTGTTTTGGTTCTGCCAAGCTGTTCATAAGCTGGTCAAGTAGTGCTTGCTTTTGCTCAACGGTCAAATTGTTTAGTAGATCTTTATCTATCATTTCCTTTTGCCTTTTTCAAAAAGTATGTCTGCCTTTCTTCTGATATTATACTCTCTAGCCTTGATATTTTCAAGCCTTCCTTGAGCAGTTAATTTCCATTCGTTAATTTTGTGCGCCAAATCATCATTCCTAAGAATTGTTGCGACTTTAGTTTCATGCTTTGCGTATGTATCCCACACACCGCTAGATAACTGTTCAGATATAATACTTTGTAATGAGTTTTCACACCAACGAATTACATTCTCACACTGAGCGCGCTCTGTAGCAACATGATCTACATACTGCATGAGTTGATAAGCATAGCCAAAACATTCATCTTGCGTTAGCTTTTCCATATTATCTAAAGACAATGTTTCCGCCATCGCAAATTCTGCATTAAACTTTGTTGGCGTTATATTCTTAGCGGTGATATACGAATCAATACCATCTAAAAATTGTTTTAATCTTTCAGCGGCTGTCAATTTGATTTCTCCAATCTTCTATGCTATCTGAGTATTTAAGAACAATTAACTCTATGCCATTTAACTCACACCAATCTTCCTTTATAAAATCTCTTTTGTTAGATTGTAAGAACCCCGCCATAGTTTTATGAAAGAATTTACAAAACTCATAGTGCTGTCTACCGTGAACTTCAATACCCAACATGAGGGTTGGAATAAAGAAGTCTAAGAATAGTGCGGACTTTTTGCTGGGACATCTTGATCCCGGCAACTTTACTTCTTCTAAAACAGTGTAACCACTAAACATGTCGGCAAGAAGTTCTCTTGCTGCTATATGATACTTCGATTTAACAGTCTTGTCATTTCTTTTTACAAGATATTTCTTTAAATTTATATTGTACTCGCGACCGTTTAAACCTACAACTTTCATAGTACATTTCTTATTTCTTGATAGAGGAATTGTTGTATCTCTTCATTTTGTTCTAAGAATTTACTTAGGTTAGCCATACCTTGGAATTTGAAAAACTTTTCTACAGCTTCTAGGTTGTCTACATCTACTTCATTTTTTAAAAGTAATGATTTAATAATTGGGTCAGTTCTATTTTCTATAGCTGTAGTAATGGTATACCAAGCTCCGGCTTGTTTTACGAATGTAAGTTCATTCGCAATCTCGCAAAGCTCTCTAACTTCATCAATCCCAATGCCATACCTAATATAAGACATTGCGTTGGAGTTTGGTTTTCCGCCAGCAGCGGAAGTTTTAACCACCCAGTTAGCCACCTGTCCTACGTCATGTCCAGCGTCATCGGTTTCTTCCCATTTACCCCTGTGCGTGATAATCATATTGGTTCCAGCTTGATACTGAAGCATGTTTCCGGCGTCAGCCATCTTTGCTGGCGACCATCTTGAGCCGCCAGTATTAGCAATATTGTGAGTAATAAAAATTAATATCGACTTGGTTCTAGCTACATCGTTACTGATTCGCTTGAAAAACATAGAAAGAAGTCTTGGCAGTTGCGCCCTAACGCCGCCGCGAACATCTCCATCAAGCTCATCTTGCGGAACCATATTAGATACAGAATCAATAATCGCTACAAAGTTGGGAGTGTTTTTAACATACGTTTCAATACTGTTAAGAAATGTTTCTGCTGACACAACGGGTTGATTGTCTGTCGCTTGAACGATCTTAATTTTACTAGCATCTAAACCTTTGATACCAGTGAAGTTCTCTTTTGTTAATCTTCCCTCGGTATTGAAATAAAATACATTTTTACCTGCTGCCTGAGCTTTTGCCGCAAAGTATAGCGAAGTTGTAGTCTTGCCAGTTTTAGGGTCGCCGGTCATAACAACCACGCTACCTTCCCTTAGACCTCCACCAAGAGCCAAGTCCAATGCTGGTGATATACCAATAACATTAAAGTTTTGTAGGTCTGCTAATACCTTTGTTCCTTCTTCAACTATGTCCCCATACTTCGCAATGATTTGATTGCTCACAATATCGTCGTCAAATTTAGCTTTCGCTTTCTTCTTTGCCATCTTTCTTTATATTCCTAATTTTACTTAATTTAGATTTTTTACCAAACGATTTCTTCCTAGCAACTGGATCTTGTTTTATATCCAGTTCTTGTTTTTGTTCGGGTCGCTGTTCAAGTAATTTCAATTGCCTGTTTATTTCTGGCACAACTCTTTTGTTCTTTAGCGAGAACACTTTAGATAAAGCAGGAGAATTGACCGCCCTGACAACGGCCACTTCCCCGTACTTTTTAATTAAAGAATTAGCGGTAAATAATTGCTGCTTGAATGTCCAGTCCCAAGGTTTCTTATTCCAAAATTTATATGTAAGATTACCTTCGTTTTTATGTTCCGCAAGCCGTAAACACATCATTTCCGCTAAATATGAAGCGCAAGTACAGTGATCGCCTGTAGACTTGTGCTTGTACTTACTTTTTTCAGTTCGTTTTCTCTTTGTCATAAATGATTGACTCTGCAAAGCAACTTGATTCATCATCGTCATATTCCTTCTCAACAATTAATTCTGGAATTAACCACATTGATTTGTGGACAACGCCATTCTTTATTTTTCCAATAGTATATGTTTGCTTGCTATCACCACCAAGTATGCCAATTATGGATTTAGAAAAATACAAACCGTCTACATCAGATATATCAATAGTTTCTCTGTGAGATTTAAACTGTAAACTCAGCATACCAATAAAGGTATCTTTATCTTCACAAATCTCTTTTACGTGATGCCAGCCATCACTATTCTTTATATAGTGTTCCTCGCCGTTTTTCAAAGTAATAATTAGCCATGTGGCAGATTTATCTGAAAACAGAGCTTTCTTCCACTCTGCTAAATTTACTTTATGCTGGTTGTGCATCTTTGACTCGGTTTTTTATTTCTAATATTATTTTTAATAATTTCATCGCCAAGTTCTGATGCGGCTCTTGTCATAACTGTAGATCCTCTATGTGAAGCAAACAGCGTTTCTTTCCCGTTGTCTGGCTCGTGAAGCCTTTTTTCTTTTGCTACTTCTACATGTTTTTCAATCGTAGCTTTGGGCCTATTTAATTTTTTAGCTAATTGTTCTACAGTGTAATCTTGAAATTTATTTTCAATATAAAATTTTTCCACATCTCCTAAAGGTCCGGTCTTAGCCATTTTGGTAACTCCTGTTTGCTCTTGTTAAATAAATAGAATTATTGGTTTGTAAGTAAGTAAGATAATAGTTGAATGTTTGCTTGTTTACCTTTTTCATTTTGGTTTCAAGGTACGCTTGCCTCTTTTGGTATTTACCCATAGGGTCTAGTAGCGCGTTTTGATAGGTAATAATTTGGTAAGATTCTTTATTGTTTTGAATTGTTACCTGAGCATAAACTTTATCTACATCATTATCAATCTCTTTTCCGTGTTTATTAAAATAAACGTATTCTTTTTTTACTTGCGCACTTTCAAATTCAGGTAAATTATTAATGTAATCCATCAATCTCCCCCCATTATGTATTTGGCTTTTTGTTTGTCCGTCATTTTATTTATATCCTTCATAGACTTATTGCCTTGAGTTTGATACCAAGGTTTTTTGGGTTCTGGATTGCGCTCTTTTTTCATCGCCTCCATCTCATTGATTCTACCCTTGTTCAACTTTGTATTTCTATCGGCAATACTTCCTATGGTATTGCTTCCCGCCATGAAACCGTGAAGCCCGCCGGTAATGACTTTAAATAATCCAGATTCCGAAAAACATTTCGGACATACGGTTAGTTCTGGGTCTGTAACCTTTTGGAATACGTCACTGACTTCTGCTCCACAGTCTCTACATTCATAATCATAAATAGGCATTAGTTCTCCAATGCGTTGAGTATTCTTCCTAATATTCCATTACGTTGAATATCACTATATCCTAATCTACAAACACCAACACCTTCTAGTTCGCCAATCTTGTCTATTATATCTTCAAGTCCACTCTTGTTATTAAGGTCAGTTTGACGAATATCGCCGTTGATGATTACTTTACTTCCTTGCCCCATACGTGTTATAAACATTTTAATTTGTTCCCACGTACAGTTTTGCGCTTCGTCTAATATCATATATGAATTATGAAATGTTGATCCGCGCATAACTTCAAGGGGCGCATACCTAATCTTCCCCTCATTATAATAGTGTCCATAGTACGCTCTTCCAAGGAAAAACTTGAAATTTTCTTGCATTGGTAGAAGATAGGGCGCTATTTTTTCCAGAAGTTCTCCGGGTAGCGACCCTATCTCCTTACCGGTGCATACCAGCGGACGGGTTACAATGATTTGTTCTATGTCTCCGCGATGAAGATGCTCTGCGGCAATACCAGAGGCTATAAATGATTTACCACAACCAGATGGGCCGGTACAAAATACGACATCGTTTTCAATAATCTGACGTATATAATCCTTTTGGTTAGTTGTTTTTGCTTCTACAGCTTTAACTTTTTGTGGTGAATTCTCTACTTCTTTTCTGGTTCTTCTTTTAGACATATGTTGTACCTTATATTAGTGTTAATTACCAGAACTACCGAATCCTCCCTGTCCTCTTTGAGTATCGTCTAAATCTTCCACCTCTACTAATTCAAAACCCTTTACTTTTTGAAATAATATTTGCGCTATCCTGTCACCCTTCTTAACTTGATAGTGGTTGGTTACTCTTGAGTTATAGAGTATTACTCCTACATCACCTCTATAACCAGCGTCAATAACGCCAGCAAATACATCTAGTCCATTCTTATAAGCAAGGCCAGAGCGCGGCCAGATAAGACCAACATACCCGGCGGGAATTGCCATAGAAATGCCAGTCTTGACTAGTTTGTGATTAACCGCTGGAATCTCTACATCTTCTAGGGCATAGAGATCATAGCCCGCATCTGTTTTGTTTGCTCTTGTTGGAATGATCGCTTCGGGATCTAGTTTCTTAACTTTTAATTCAGGGCCGGTATATGGCTTCATACCAGCTGGTAAAGAAGTTATAACTTCTGGATTGATATGACAAGAGTTTTGCCATACTGGAAATGGTGGCACATGAGTTTTTTTATTTTCTTCCATTTTATTCCTTACATATCACACTTGCCGCCAGCACAGGCGACTTGTTGAACAGGGTTTACGTTATTAGTTTCTTCGATAACATTTGTAAAGTCTGCATCTTTATATTCTCTGTTAAGATCGACCCACTCTTTCCAATTATATACATCTTTCATACAATATGTCAACTGTTTTAGGTCTCCTGCGAAGTATTTTTCAGCAAATCTTTCACATCGTTCTTTCCACTCTTTCTTTCCGTTACCTTTAATCTTTTCGCCAAACCCAAGTAGACTGTCACATGCCGCCCAAAGGTTGTCCTCCCATAGAGTAAGTGCAACCTCGATAAGTCCACTCACAAAGATAGAGGCATCGCCGTAGTGTGCGACCTGCTCACTTGGCAGATAGACTGTAGTGAATGGTGCCTGTGGAAAATCTTTATCACCAGAGATAGGAAGCAATGAAATACCACAAAAGTATTTTCTATTCTTATAAATATATTTCTCTACTTCATCCCATTCATCTGGTTTAACATTAATTGTATTACTTACATTATGATTTAACCAAGGT